GAAGTAACCGAGTGCGGGATACATTCTCGCTGGTATCAGGGATTGGCTTACCACGGCTGTCCATCAGTTCAGCAATCAGGGCTTGAGTTTCTTTGTATGAAGGTGGGTAGATATCATCCTCATCAAGGAGCTGCATGATGCTGGTGATCTGAACGTTGCTTAACCGGCGCTCTGTTACCCCCAAGAGAATAATGGCTGATGCTTTATCAAGGCTCTCAGCTTCACCACACCATGACAGCTTGAGTGCACCACCAGCAGCGTCTAATGCGCTAAATTCAACACGGTATTTTTTAAGCATTGCATACCCCCTGTGCGGGAATGCGGCCCGCGAATGAAATAACATAATTACTTATCAATTTCCGTCGCGCCTCATTATAGCTACTGGCAGTTACACGCTTCATTACGGGCTTGGCTTTAACATCAGAGCGTTTAATAGCTGCAAAAATAAATACCGTTAGTATTGAATTAATTTCAAATTTATTAAGACTAACTAGTGTGTTTTTAATAATTGGATGCTGGTTTGCTATTGGTTTAGCTTTCTCAGCTATTTTATTAATTTTTATCATTTAACTCACCTATGGAACATGAAATTGATTTTCTTAATTGTTCATTAGATTTAATTATCTCCAATGCTTCGGTATTGATTTCTTCAAAGGAAGCAAATGCACATACTAAAATTAAGAACTCACCAACTCTTTTGTAAATAGCAAAAATAGCTGGTTCATCCAGTAAGTGAGTGACTAGTTGGAACTTGCATTCTTCATTTGTTCGACAGTAATGAGCAAACAAATCTTTATTATCTACAATCGGAAAGTTGTGATATTCGCCTGGTGAAACACGAAGAGTGATGGATTCGCCTTCGATAATAGACCCACGTATTGCAATACTGCTTTTTTGGTTGCTCATTTTTTTTCACCTGTTGTTAACTGATGAAATGAAGATTACTCATTTCGTTGTATTGTGTAAACAACAAAATGAGTTTTATTTTAAATTTAACATTAATTCGTTGTATTTTATTGAGAATTATTTTTTACGTAGTTTGTGTGTGTTTTATTGAAGCTGACCGCTTTTGCTTAAGAGGTCGCTATTTGAATGCTGATTTAGGATATGAAGAGCAAAAAAAGAGGCCGCGCATGCGACCTTGATCTGAATGTGAGGCAGCGTTATAGCAGGCGCAATTTGGTTTCTATAGCCACACCTATAATCTTGCAATTGCCATTAATCGGTACAAGAGGCCATGCTGGGTTCAGTCCTTTAAGGTAGCGCTGCCCGCCATCAATAACTAATTTTTTGAATGTCGCTTCATTAGAATCTTCCATTTTAGCGATCACCAAATTCCCATTAGATGCTTCACGCCCAGTATCAAAAAGGACAAATGTACCTTCAGGTACGCTTAGTCCAATCGGTGCAGTCATTGAGTCACCGCTAACCTCCAACCAAAACGCATCGCCTTGTATATGCGCATCAGACTCAAGCCAAAGATCAATATCCTTAAGGCTATAAGCCTCAATAGCTTCTCCCCACGCACCAGCCTGAATACTGCTAATTACTGGATAGCGATATCCTGGCGCATGCACACCCACAAAGGAAATGTTACTACCTTCTCTGCCGGTGAGAAGGTAGTCAGGATCACATTGAAGGGCTTTGGCTAATTCGTGCAAATATCGAGGGCGCTTAGTTCGTCCTGTTTCTACAGAGACAATACCTTGCTGAGTCGTTCCAACTAATTCTGCAAGTTCTGATTGCGTAAGCCCCAGATCAAGCCTTCTTTGTTTAATTCTTTCTGCCAGTGACATTTTTAACCTCCTCGATATTTATGGTAAGCATCATACAACAAGCATTGTAATTGACAAACAACAAATTGTGTATTTAAATACCTCAAACGTTGTATTTTCATTGGGGATTACATGTCTATTTCACTTCGATTGAAGGAGCGGCGGTTAGAGCGGGGTTTAACACAGCATCAACTCGCTGTTCTCTCAGGTGTTAAGCAGCAAACTATTCAGAGAATCGAGTCGGGCACATCTCACCGACCTCGGCACCTTCTTGAAATTTCCGAGGCGCTGGGGTGCTCGCCTCACTGGCTATTAAATGGCATCAAGAAAGATTTCTGATATTTACGGAGACTAACCCATGAATAACAAACCAGTACTGACCTATGACGGGGAAGCTATATCGATCTCCCCCCCCTGGAAATATCTGTTTATTCGGAGTTATTTCGAAGCCTTGAAGCTAGCGAAGCCCGTACGCCCTTCGGCATTGATACCACTCTTGTGGATCTGACACCAAGTGGCGAACTCTTCGGCGCTCTCTGGATAGACGCGGATCACATTAATTCCGTGATTTTCAGCGTGTTCAATATCCTTATCCGCAAGGTTTTTCCAGCTAGTGAAATCCCTGGGAAGGACATTGGTATCGGTAAAGATTTTTAAAAATTCTGAGTATTGCTCTTGGGATTTATAACAAAACCAACCCACAGAAATCTTTGAATTAGCCACGTCGAACTTCCTTGGTTCTTAGGTGTGAGACCAACAGAGTACACCGGGAATGGTTCGGCACCAAACGTAGGGGTAGATATGAATCCAGTTGACTTCATACACCAACACATTGTAGCCGCGCTGGTGGCTGATAGCGTCCCTTTGGTGGTCGCTGTGGGGGGGGCAGGCGTGGGCGTTGAGCATTACCACAAACTTGCTCAGGCAAGCCGTAAGGGCGCAGCTTTTGACGATTGTTTACGGGAAGCGCGTCTGTGGGTTCAGTTCAATTGTTCGAAAGCCGAACGCAAGCCGAGCCGGAAGCGACAACCAAAGTCTCAGATTCAGCTCGGATTAGTTTAACGACGAGGGGTATTGATGACTTATGAGCAGTTTGTCCAGGTAATCATGCCAACGGTGTTTTGTCCCGATGATGGGAAGTGGATTCAGGAGCAGTTACAGCAATTGGCACCCTCGTTGCGCAGAAAGGTTGTCGTTAAGTATGCCGAGGCTTATCAGGTCGCGTTTTACACGGAGTCTGTTTCATACCGTCAAGAGAACAAAGCAAGGCATGAAGCTAATACGCGATTGAGATTGTTTGTGAAAAGCCACGGAAAGGCACTACAGGGTTACACGGTGAGTCCGCCGTTAGTAGCGAAGTAATCACATCCCCGAAAGTGTGGGGGCTTGAAGCAGTAAATTACACGCTGACTTGAAGGTGTCAGGTGTTAGCAGGTTTAGATTCTCTGCCCGTCTTTTTCCGCATCAATGTACTCGATAGCTAGTACATGAATAAGGGAGAAGGAGGAGGGGGGTAAGGGGGGTGGTGGATGAGGGATTGGAATAGGCCTTTTCCAACAGACCACTCCATAGGTTAGGCAGATCTCGATCTAGGGGTTAGCCCTCAAAAATGCACCGTACTAGCTAGATGATACGCAGCACAGGCATAGACCAGAAGAAAGGTTTTCTCTGGAATAGTTAATTGGCGAGAGGTTACGCAATGCTGAACATTACACCGAACTTCGCACAGGAACGCGCTTTGAACATGCTGCGCCGTGACTGGAAGTCATTTAATTCATTCATGGTCTATGCACCGACAGGCAGTGGTAAAACCGGCTTAGCGGCATTCATCGCTGACGGTTTTGTCAGTCGTGGTATGCGGGTGTTGTTTGTTGCCCCGTTCACCGTTTTGATCAACCAGACTTCCCGCCGTTTTGTTGAGTACGGTTTGCCGGAAGATGAAATTAGCTTTATCTGGCGCAACCACCCGAGCTATGACCCAGCACTAAAAATTCAGATTGCCAGCGCTGATACACTGATCCGCCGTGAGTTTCCCGACAACATCGACCTGCTGATTATTGATGAAGCCCACTTACGCAGAAAGCAGATCCTGATTGAGATTAATCGACTGGTTACTGAAACCAATGTGAAAGTTATTGGGCTATCTGGTACGCCATTCTCACCATTTTTGGGGAATTACTATAGCCGTCTGATTAAACCAACGACCATCGGAGAGCTGATCCAGCGTGGCGACCTGAGCGGTTACGAATTCTATGCACCAAGTAAACCTGACTTGAAAGGCGTCAAAACTACCGTTTCTGCTGAGTTTGGATCTGACTATAACGAAACCCAACTGGCAGAAATCATGTGTGGTGCTGATCTCGTGGGCGACATCGTTGATAACTGGTTACAGAACGGGCGGGATCTGCCTACGGTGGCATTCTGCGTAAACGTAGCTCATGCCAACTACGTCACTATTCAGTTTAATAAGGTTGGGATTAACGCCGAGGTGATGGTAGCAGATACACCTCATGAAGAGCGTCAACTCATCATTCATCGCTTCGAAATGGGTGCTACGAAAATCATCGTCAGTGTGGGTGTGCTGGTGGCAGGCTTTGACAGTGATGTCCGCTGCGTTATCTATGCCCGCCCAACAAAAAGCGAAATCCGCTGGTTACAGAGCTTGGGCCGTGGGCTTCGAACTGCGCAAGGGAAAGAGTCGTGTCTGATTTTCGATCACAGCGGCACAGTGCATCGTTTGGGCTTCCCTGACTCTATCGAATACAACGAACTGCCATCCAAAAGTGACGGAATGAAAGATAGCGTCAGTCGTGAGGCAGAGGAACGCACTGAAAAACTCCCTAAAGAATGCACCGAGTGTCATTTCATGAAACCCGCAGGGGTATACGTCTGCCCAAAATGTGGATTTAAGCCATTGGCAGGGCAAGACGTAGATACCGACACCCAGCGCGGACTGAAAAAATTGGGCAAGGGAAAGCGTGTATTCACCCAATCCGACAAACAAGCCTGGTGGAGCCAGATCAAGTTCTATCAACGTCAGCATACATCAATGGGTAAGCCCGTAAGCGATGGGTGGTGCTCACATACCTTCCACGACAAATTTAGCGAATGGCCCAATGGTTTGAGTGATTTTCCGATGGAGATAACACCGGAAGTCAACAGCTACATCAAACACAAACGTATCTCCTTTGCCAAGGGCAGGGAGAAATTAAAGTCACCGACTCAGCCATGTATTACCGGAAATATTGATACCACCACGGCGATTATCGATGCCAAGAATCATCTTGAAGAAATACGGAAAAGTTTAAGGAAGCCAGCATGAAAACAGCAGAAGCAGCAAAGGGCCGATGGGCTGAGATTTTTGAGTATTTTGGTTTGCCACCAATCACGGGGAAAAACCACTTCAAGGGTGAGTGTCCGGCATGTGGTGCTCGCGGCAAGTTCCGCATTGATGATCGTGAAGGTGCTGGAACGTGGATTTGTACCTGTGATAGCGGCGATGGCATGAAGCTACTTAACCTGACGCAAGGTAAATCATTTTCCGAATTGTGCGCCGAGGTGGATCGGCTTATTGGCAACAACTACCGACACATCAGCATTCCTGTCACCAGTTCAGCAGCGAAACAGCGGCAGCGGGTTATCAGTAAGTTTTCAAAGCTGGTGGATTTGCGCGGCACCACAGCCGCAGATTATCTGCGCCAGCGCGGTATTAACCGGCTTCCTGCTGAAGCGGTCCGGTTTTGCGATAAACAGCGGCATGCAGGGCGGGTATATCAGGCGCTTTATTCTCTGGCAACAGATGATAAGGGTGAACTCTGTTACCTGCATCAGACCCTGCTTGATGGGGATAAAAAAGCGAATATCGGTGATAGCGCTAAACGGCTTAAATCACTACAGGAACAGAACTATCTCGATCATGCTCGTT